ACGCCAACTGCAACTCCAAGCCCTGAGCCTGTCGACGCCCTCGTCTTTGATCCAGGCCCTGATCCCCCACAACTATCTGAAACGCTTGGCGTCACTCCAGACATCACAGCAGCGGCCAATGCAGCTAAATCGTTGGGTGGCGAGCACGCACCCATGGTGGCAATCGCGTTGGCGGGTATGGCCATAGCCGGTGGGTCTAAGGCGTGGAGCTTCTACCGTGACTGGGCTGAGCAGAAGCATGAGCGAGAGATGAAGAAGCTTGAGATCGAAGCCCAGAATCAGGGCCTTGAAGGAGAGCAGCCTCCCCCCTGTGCAGTCAAGTCTGCGGCTATGCAAGCAGAGATTGACGGTCTCAAGTCAAAGCTTGCAAACATCGAGAAGAAGACGGCCACCATTTCTGCCGACTTTGACGGAGACGACGTTGAGCGGAAAATTAAGCGCATGAAGAAGCGCGTCGATGAGTTGTTCGAGATTGTTGAGAAGGACTAAATCAGCTTACGCATCAGCGTGAGGATAGAAACGACTAGTGCCACACAAGAAAAGATCATCGCTCGTCTACTGGCACGCCAACTGCGCTCAACACCATGTCGCTTCACTTCAAACTCGAAGTGCTGCTCAGGAGCCCAGTCAGGAATCTTCTGCGTGTACTCAGAGCACTTGCGATGCTCCCACAGAGCGTCCTCGGGTATCTGAAGACCCCGGTACATTAGGCAGACGCCTGCCTGTTTGCTAGTTTCATCGTATGGCTTGAACAAGCCACATCGTCCACATCTTGCCATGGCAAAAGAATACCCCACTTGAGTTGTTACGCTCAAGCGGGGCCAGGTTTAATCCACTTATGTTGTACCGTAAACACTCAGCCAATCTGAGAGCCTACGGCTTAGTTCCCACCACAAGATAGCGGATCATGTTGCGTAGCAACGCGAGAGGTTTAACTACTCACGCCTCTACTTGCGACCTTTTCGCCCACCTACCAGGGCCGACACGCGCAGCTTGACGAGCTCTCTCGGCCATGTCCACCAGACGGACAAGCCAGTCTGCGTAGTCAGATGGCTCATGCGCTCCCTTTACCGGAGCCTGAGAGAACGCTTCAGCTACACCCTTGACGTGCCTGATTGTGGGCAACCTCTTGCCGGACTCGATGCGACTGACCTCAGGTTGAGATAACCCTGAGCGTCTTGCCATCTCTGATATAGACCAGCTCCGGGCAGTGCGGTGTTGAAACAAGAATCGAATAAATGCGGTGTCAGGCATGGTTTCTCCTTAGACCACAACGGTAGCCCATTTTTCGTTAATGTGCAACTATGCTCTTGACGCAGTGGTAGACCCTGTATAGAATCACGTCATCCAAGGAGAACGACACCATGTGGGAACAACCTCACTATCGATACACCGTGACTACGGAAGATCAACCTGGTTTAGTGTCTACACTTCCAGCTCTGGAGACGGAGGTACCGGGCACTCTCGTCTATGGTTTGGTACGTAACAGTAGGCGTGTGCGTTTGTCGAAGCTGATTGAAGAAGGAAACACGGAGATTGCTCAGTGCGTAGTTATGACCCCTATACACGGTGCGTGGCTCGCAGAGTCCGTACTGTTATCGTTCGACGCCAGCTTTACGTCTTCGCCTCACTTTACCGACGGGATTGGTGGTTGGTCCAACCAAGAAGGTAGCCGACAAGCCCTGTGCCTAAAGGGTATAGAGTTATCAGGTCACGCCGTAAAGAGGGGCGAGCTCAAGCCACATGTGCTCGAGATAGCGACACCCTACCAGTACATGAACGTGGCGTGGTGCACCCGTAGGCCCTGGTCTATGAACGTCTGGGCCTGCGGTAGTGGCAAGACACTGGGTGCAATCATGTCAGCACTGGCTCAACCGGGGCCCGTACTCGTCGTAGCTCCGGCTAAAGCCCGTCACGTCTGGTGGTCTCAGGTGCAGGAGTACACCTTTATCAAGCCCTTCCGCATCCGCCCGGTGTCAGAGAGACGGAAGAAGGACGGTACACTGCAGGAATACTTGGACAAGTGTGGTCAAGAACGCACACGTCCCTTTGTCATTATCGGGGCAGAGTCGTTGGCAGACAACATGGATGCGGCACGTAGCGTGCAGCCGACGACGCTGATCCTTGACGAGATCCATACTCATGGCAGCCGCAAGCGATGGACGGCTATTCAGGAAGCTGACGGTGGCGTGTCCTTCGAGAGAAGGAAGACTGCGGCAAGCAGCCGTGTGGACTCTAAGGTAAGTCGGGAGACACGTGCTGTTGCTGTTATGGATATCAGTAGACTGCCGTCTTTGGAACGACGCATTGGCCTTACTGCTACGCCTCTGGACGATGGCCGACCACGGAGGCTGTGGTCGCAGCTGGACCTTCTGGCACCTGGGGGCTTTAGCCATAGCTTTTCGCGCTTTGCTATGCGCTATTGTGACGCCCGCCCTGGGCAATACGGTGGCCTTGATGACTCTGGTCATAGCAATATGGACGAGCTGAAGGCTCGCTGTTCTTTTCTTGTGCACGAAGTGCCTTACTCTGAAAGCCATTCGTCCTTGCCGGATACGCGCGTGCAGGTGGTGTACTTGAGTAACTCTCAGCTGAACAGGGCTGAGCGATGGAGTGACGACAAGACCTTTGGGCAAGCGATCAAAGGACTGGTCAAAGAAGTAAAGATTGATGGAGCTCCTGCTCGAGAGCGAGTAGTCGAAGCGAGATTAGCAGAGGCTTGCTCTAAGAAGCGTAAGTACGTGACGGAGGAAGCACTCGAGGGTTTGAAGGGAGGGGGTAAGGTTGTTGTGTTCACAGCTCGGAGAAGAGAGACCGACTTGTGGGCACACGCCATCCGTCGTGAGGTCACCCGTGGAGATGAGGCACAGGGGAGCGTGCCAGTCTGGGTGGCCCACGGCGGAATACCTGAGTCCGAGAGGGACGAGATGATTGACTCATTCAGAGAGTCAACTGGACCGTGCTGCCTGATTGCTACAGGTCAGAGTGTTGGTACTGGTGTCGATGGTATGCAGACTGCAGACCTCGCTATCTTTGCCATGCTGCCGTGGAAGCCGGGTGACTTCGTTCAGTGGAAGGGTCGCTTCGACAGACTCGGCGGTAGCCCTACTCTTCTCAAGGTGATCGTCGCAGAGGGTACCTATGACACTCGTGTGGTGGACATCCTGGTCGATAAGTTTGGTCCCATCGAATCGTTCCTGAAGGCTGATGAGCTGGAGGGTCTTGGAGAGAAGCTCCGTGGCACAGAGGACAAGGGGTCTATCTTGGACTCGATCATCTCAAAGCTGGGAGACAAGTGATGAGTAAGATACTTATCGATGCGGGTAGGTCTGCTCGCGGTTGGTCACGAATCGGTACCTTCTTTAAGTGCCCGCAGCTTTTTGCCTACGGCGAGAGGCTGAACATGCAGATGATCCCAGCTGACGCACTTACGCGTGGGAGTATGGGTCACGTCATGCAAGCACACCTGCACGCTATCTATGGCGCTAAGCAGGGTGGCTGCTGGGTAGACGACAAGTGGATTGACGACCCTGACATGCTCATGGATCCCGAAGAAGCCATACACGCTTACTGTGAGGCTAATGGTGGTCACGAGTTTATCGACCGAATGATTGAGACATTCAGGCGCTACCTCGCTCAGTTCCCTGAGTCACCTGGTCGCATCCTCGCAGTGGAGCATCAAGTCACAGCGGTACTCGGTGAGAAGAACGGTGAGTGGGGCTTGTGGGTGACTGACCCTCAAGACCAAGACTTCCGACCTGACGTGGCTAAGATCAAGGCGTGCGACGGAGGCATAATCAGACCGTCTCCGCTCAACGTACCAGGCCATCCTGATCACGGACATGCAGTCTCGCTTACTCGTAGAATGGATATGTCCACAAGAGATCGGTCAGGGCGAGCGTTCATCTGGGATCACAAGCACCAAGCTCGAGTGCAGCCCAACCGCAGCGTTGACGCATACGCCATCGATGGTGGCTTCGCAGCGTTCAGAATCATGGGCAAACAGCTTTACGGAAAGAGCTTCGGCGGCGTTGCGTTGAACCTCATTCAGACACAAGGCCCCTGGCGCATCGCTCGGCCTATGGTCCCACCGACTCCTCATCGTGACCACCACTTTGCGGAGATGCTCTGGAGAGCGGAGCACAGTTTAGCTCGACTGGATGTCGACATCCCTGACCACTGGTCATGGCCTAAGGTTCAGCACGAGACTGCCTGCGTAGGTAGGTACGGTGCTTGTGCTGGTATTAAGCTCTGCTTCTACGGAGAAGCTGGCAAATACTGAGCGCCTCTGTTATTTTGTTTGTCGACTGTTTGAGATCCTAACCCCGGAGAATACTATGACCCATGAAGATGGGTTGCCTACCGTTATGATTACGGTCTATGGGCAACCGAAGAAACGGAAGACCAGCGACATGCTCGCTGCGTTTCCTAATGCACTGTTTATTGGTGTGCCCTCAGCCCTGTGCTTAGTCGCGCAGAACGAGCTGGGGTTCACTCCGTCAGTCTATGCAGACCCACCACAGACTTTACCTGATCTAATCGCACTGCTCAGGGAGCTCAGCGAGACCGACTTGGAGTCTCAGTGCGGGGCTGTTGTTATCGACGATGCCAGCCATCTCTGTAAGATGTCTATGCTTAAGTGGATGGAAGAAGCACCTATGGGCCGCTCCGGTCGTAAGGATAAGTTCTATCAGTACCAGCAGCTGGACCGCCACTTGCTTGAGCTCGCAGGATTAGCTCGTCACTTGGGCGTGCACATGGCTATGAACTTCCACGAGAGGATGCCAGGTTCTAATGCAGACGGTCACTTCTGCCCTGGTGGTCCTGACGTTCCATCACGTAACCAAGTGAAGACTCTACCCTCTTGGTGTGACATCAACGTGCGCGCCATGATTGATCCGTCATACCCTGACCCGTGGTTTCCAGGTGCGTACTACTGTGACCCTACTGATCCTGAGTGGATTACTGGGGATCGTACTGGAGTCTGCGCTAAAAAGACGCCCGGTAACTTACGTGAGATACTTCGGGCGAGTAAGTCCAACTACCATCTCGGTAGAGTTAGTGGCTTAGAGTGGCAGGATGAAGTTGCAGATCGTGTAGCTGATGCTATAATGCAAGACGTACCTGTGATAGAAGCGATTGACAGCGCCATATCTGGGTACGATTATGATACCCTTCACTTGCGCTGGGCTTGCCAAGATGGTATTGCAAGAGGGGTACTTGCTAAACAGCAGTCCCGAAGCCTATTCAACTTTGAGCCTGAACCTGATGCACCGACTACTTCGAGTGCGTCATTACCACCACCACCTCCCTCTTCCTGACGGCATCCGTCGTCTGGACCTCGGACCTCGCGTCCACCATACAACAACAATGGAGCCTATCATGGCTATCAACATCCCTCCGGGGGCCTTCAAGGGCGTCCGTAGTTTCGGAGCTGGCGCACCTGACGCTGGATTCTACCCCGTCTCTATCGTAAAGATCGAGACTCACCCTAACGACAAGCCTGGTAAGCGTCGCTTCCACCTTCAGTTCGACGACGGGTTTACAATGTTCGCATTCGTAAACTTGCCATACGACGACAACGGTAACCAGCTCGTGGGTCTTAATGAAAACCAACTGCGTGGTCAGCTTGCTAACCTGCGCACTATCCTCGAGTCTCTTGGATACGATGGTGAAACTCTTGACTCAGGTAACGTGACCGACGAGTGGTTCATCCACTCCAGCAACCACGGTCGTAAGGGCTACGTTGAGTTTGTTCCTGGTCAGAAGGGTGTCCAAGGTTCTTACAACGAGATCAAGGGCTGGCTTAACAAGTCTACTTACGAAGCTCGTAAAGACTCTGGTGCACCGGTTCAGACCGCTACAAGCGCCCCTGTACCACCCGCAGTGACTAACGGAGTTGCACCCTCCACTGGCGCTGTCCTTCCGCCTGCCCCAAGCGTGGCGCAAGGTATCGTCAGCTAGCGCTGCAGACTAAGTCGTCGCTGCCACGAGGTCCGGTGGCGACGACTTTTATACAGACCAGGGTGTTGGCTTGACACCTAAGAAGTCCAGCAGGAAGGCATGTGGATGGTTGAATAGATGCCTTGACCTCAACCCGGAGAACGAATGCCCTTTGACCCGACAACACTTGGAGCACGATGCGATGTGTGCCCGTTGGGCCCTAAGGGAGCTCTCCGTAAAGATGACTGGAAGCCAGTGGGGTGTGAGGTGCACAAGG